TATACTTTACCGTCTCGTTTTCTTATTGAATCAAACCATCTATCCTTACCGTTATGATGTTCGGTGACCAGTACCTTAGGATGATTGAACTTCTTTATTATATCTACCACCTCTGGTAAATGTACACTGACTCTCAAATATATCTGAGGATCATCTAATGCTCTTCTAATCCAAGATTCATTCTGTAACAGAAGTAAACCGTTAGTGTATAGATAGACAGCATTTCTAGTGTGTGATCTGCATTCATATAATATTTCCTCACATCTAGGGTTGAGTAAAGGTTCTCCACCAATGATGGACACTCTATCTATATCAAGTCTTGGTAAGATAACTCTAATATCTCTCAACAAAGCATCAGTATCCAACTTACTACCAGGTGAGAAGTAATTACTGAAATGGTTGCACCCTTTGCACGATAAGTTACAACCTATGGTAGTACTTACATCAAGTATGCTCAGTTTTGGCAAGATAAGCAGCTCCTATACTAGTACCTCCATCAGTGGAGATAGGTTCAACATATATTTTTCGACCAAGTTCCTTCTTTAACATGTAATTAACAGTACAATTCAAAAAGCAACCACCAACAAGTACTAAGTCCTTATCTGTTAGTTTTGCTAGTTCAAGTGCTCTTACTTCCCACCTCTTCTGTACTCTATAACAATCACTAGGTCCGTAAGATGCCTTACCCATTACCTTACCTGCATCCATGTGATGCCAACCATGTCTGACACAACACAGTTCAAACTCTTTACCTATACCTACATCCTGTTCATCAAAATATTTTTTATGTATCACATTCCATGATGGTAACTCATACATAGTCTCTGTTTCTATTCTATTGATCTTAGATCCATTAGCGTCTACTACAATAGCAACTGCATCATCAAACCCAGATCGATACCATGCACATGCAGCATGAGTCATGTGATGACGGTCACGATAGTCATAGACCTTAGCCTTAGGAAACATCTTTATCACCTTCCTCAATTCCATTACTGATTGTAATTCTTTGGAAGGTTTATCCCAGTAAGAATCTGCTACTGCTATCACATCTATATCACATGTAATTAAATGCAATAAAGATTTGATTGAGTTACTATACTTTTTTCTATTGATTCTTTCTGCTTCCAAATACAAATCTATCACACCATCTTTCATAATGCAGATGGATGCGTTGTTAGATAAGTTTACTCCTAATATATTCATAAAAACCTAGGGGGCAAAAAATTTGCTGAGTTTTTTTTCCCGAATAAATGAAAATAAAAAGTCATTTTCCCCTGAGTTTACCGATCTCTGGAAAGTAAATGTAATCTATGTCACTACCCTCTAGTGTTCTGATAGCATCCTCTGGTGTCTCGACCATAGGTTCACCTGCTAGATTGAATGATGTGTTGAGTAGTATGGGTATTGATGTGAGTTTTTCAAACTCTACTATCAAATCATAGAAGTGTTGGTTCTGTTCTCTTGTAACAGTTTGTACTCTACATGTATTATCAACATGATTTATTGCAGGTATATTATCCACCCACTCTTCTCTCACATCAACAGCAAAGGTCATGTAAGGTGACTCATCTAGTCCTGCCATGTCAAAATACTTATTAGCATGTTCCTTTAGAACTGTACCTGCAAAGGGTCTGAATGCTTCTCTATGCTTGATCATATTCAACTTATCCCTACCTACTGGATCTCTAGGATCATATAGTATAGAACGATTACCTAATGCTCTTGGTCCTGCCTCCGACCTACCCTGAAAGATTGCTATGACCTTACGGTTCTGCATAGAATAAAACTTACCAGACTCAAGGTCTACATCCTTCTCACCAAAAGATAATAAGGATGCTACCTGTCTAGGTGTAATATCTTCGCCTTCATTAGGCAAATCATATTCAGGTCCGAGATAAATGCTTTTCATAACCAATTTGGTTTTCTGGATGGGTCACGTAAATAATTAGATGCAACCCAAGGTTTGCTGCTAATGTAATTCTTGTAAGCAGTAAAAGTGTCAATGCTTGTGTTATGTTTATACTCATCTGGCATTGCACGAATGAATGAGGTTGGAGTAGGAGACTCTGGAAATATTATGTCAGCATACTCTAGAGTAAGTTGACAAGAATGAATCTTATTATATCTATGCGTATACTCAGCACATAAAGCAAGACCATGTTGTATCAACCAAGTAAAATTATCTTGAGCCCAGATAGTGCATGGATGATTACGGAATGCACCTTTGGCAGTAGCATACCATGTACCAGTCTTCTTCTTAGGTAAGTGTCCGAATCCATGACCCCAACTAGCAGAGGCAACAATGGAAAGCATTTGACATGACTCAAGTGGCATCTTAACTACATGCCTATCGGGTAGACACTGTGCTGATACTACAGGGTCAGGATCAGTTACGAAGATGTTCATGATGTAATAATAATGCAGAACCGATAGCAATACCACCATCATATGAGATAGGGTCTACGTATAGGTTTACGTCTAACTCTTTTATTATACTCTGATTTGCTGAACAATTCAAGAAGAATCCTCCACTCACCACAACATTCTTCTTCCCACTCATCTCAACTGCTTTCTTTATCATAAAGACTGCATGTTTTTCAGCAGATTTCTGTAAATTATATGCTAGATCTTCTATCCTAAGATCAGCACCATGATATTCTGTAGTATTACCTGACACATACAAATCCTTACTGCATAGACTATGATTATATTCTTCATTGAATAAGTTTACTGGTGTATCAGGATGACCATAAGCAGACAGACCCATAGTTTTACCTGCTTCTATCTCATCAAACATACAGTACCTAGAAACTCTTCTGAATGCCTGACCAATACTAGTTCTATCACTATAAAGATTTCCTTTATACCAGTATGGTTCATCAAGTAATTCAGATTCCTCCTCACTCCAAAAGGTAGAGTAATGTTTGAATAAGGGTATGAATTCTCCAGAATAATCATAGATGCTTTCTATCTCTGCACACCTCAAAGCAACACCTGCATCACCATAACCTGATGCTTGTGATATACTATCATCTGTATAAAATGAACCTTTCCCATCCATCACTACACATACTGCATCATCAAACCCTGAATTATAAAATGCATTAGCAGCATGACATTCATGATGCCTGTCTCTATAGTCTACAATAGATAAACACCCTCTTGATTTAGCAATTTTACAGAGCTCGTTCTTGGCTCTGGTTCTTTCGAGGTAGGTTTGTCTAGTATATCTTGTAAAACAATCACATATGGTAAGAGCATCAATACTAGAATCAATATACTTATCGGCAAGAGTCTTAGCACTGATGTCTCTTTTGGTTCTTGTGACACGTTCTTCCTCTAGGTAAAATTCTATCTCACCATCCTGTAATATAACAAGTGAACCATTCTTTGCAAGATTTATTCCTGCGATTCTTTTTCCCATTCTAATGCCTCACTAACAGCAGGGAACTGTTCAACAAATACATCTTTGACTGCCTTTGCAATCACCATGTGCTCCTTCTGAGTTCCATGACCAGACCTTAGATTTATATAGTGGATCCAAGAACGACATGATCCTGTCATGTATATCCTAGTTGGTGTACACAAAGGTAGTACCATCCTAGCACACTCTTTAGCAACACCAGACTCAATCATCTGATTATATAATGCCTGTCCAGAACTGAATAAAGTTTTCATTTGTTTATTCAGTTTCTCTAT